GATACACTATCTGCACACATTGGCGTTTCTGGTCTTGCCGGTGGTCAGCGCTGGCTATATGTTCTGGCTGGTAAGGACCCTGAGAACCTTACTGAGGAAGAGAAGCGAAAGCTGAGATATGCGCCGAAATGGCTGGACGAAGGATCCACCAACTCGTTGGTCGCTGTGTATAACTTCCACGTATACGAGGTGAGAAAATATTTCGGCGACGACGCCTTCCAACTCGGAAAGGAAGACAAGGCAGTACGTGATATCTTCGTCAAAGCAACTCACCTGAGTCAGATTCGGCAGATGCTGACCGAGGCAGTTGACTACGCCGTCAAAGACGCCTTCTACACTGCCGAACTTTTCCAAGCACTCTGGCCCAAGTACCTCGTCTCCACCCCGTCTCTCACTGCTCTTTGTGGGCACTACCACCTAAATGGTTCTATCATTCCCTTGGTCCCTGACTGGGAAGAGTGGATACAAAACGTTGAGAAAACATTTGAAGAACACAACAAAGAAATGACGAAACTCTGCCAGGACTTGGTCTGGCAGTACTACGATGAGTGGCGCGACCGCTACTTCGCTGAGCCCGGCATGGCGGAGAAGTGGATTGCAAAAGACCCATGGTTGTCCCAACTTGACTGGACCGTCAAGACAGAAAAAGGCAAGTATGCCCATGTGCCAAACTGGGTTCGCCCTTTCATCAAGGATCCTGAAACTCATATTGGTGTAAAGTCCAACCTTTCTCACCTTCTACTGAAACTAACTTGGGAAGGCTCCCCTATGGTGAATACCCAAGATATGGGTTGGTGCTTCCACAATGAAGACGGAGTGCTTACGAAAATCCCCCACCCTAAGGGCGCAGGAGCGAATGTTGGAGGGGTACTATCGAAGGACTTCGTTGACGACATGAAAGTTGGTCGGTTGAACTCCGATCTCCCTGAAGCTAAGCGGGCACTCGAGATTGCAAACGCGACATCATACTGGACTTCGGTCCGGAAACGAGTCATGGACCGGATCTACCTCCCGGTTTCAAACCCTCACGGTGCGGACTCGCTGGTCACTCTCCCTGAAATCCTCTGCCACGGTACCGTCACTCGACGAACTGTGGAGTCGCTCATGGTGACCATGTGCTCCACGAAAAACTGGCGGATTGGCACCGAACTCAAGTCCCGTGTGCAAGCACCGGACGGCTGGAAAATCGTTGGTGCTGACTTTGATGGTCAAGAGATGCAAATTGCCTCAATCTACAGTGACAAGTGGGAAGGCGGTCACGTTGGTTGCTCGCCTTTCGGTTACAACGTGCTGTCGGGATCGAAAGAGGCGGGCACGGATCCGCACTCCGCACTTGCAAAACTCTGCGGCATTGACCGAGACACGGCCAAGATCGTCGGGTTTGCCGTACTCTACGGTGCAGGGGCTCGTGGCGTCCAGACATACATCCGTCGCAAATACCCAGAGAAATCCCCTGAAGAAGTAAAAAACATTGCGTTCAAGCTCTTACAGAGCAAGAAAGGAGCGCAACGAGATGGTCTATATGAGGGAGGCTTAGACAGCGGCTGCTTTAACTTTATGGAGGAAATTGCGATGAGAACGCGAATCCCTCAGCTACCGTGCCTCGGCACTAAAATCTCGACTGCGATGCGCCCTGCGGCTGTTGGCGACGATTTTAAGACGGGGCGGGTCAACTGGACAATCCAGTCATCGGGTGCGGAGATTCTCTCGATTATGCTAACCGCTGTGCACTGGCTCATCGATGAGTACAAGATTCCAGCTCGTTTCATTCTTAGTATCCATGACGAAATATGGTTCCAAACTCCAGAAAGGTACGCAGAGCAGTTCGCTGTTCTATTTCAAATCGCTCACATGTACACTTGGTCTCTCTTCCATTCGGCAGTTGATATCCCCGAGTTGCCTCTTTCGCGTGCGTACTTCTCTTCAGTCGCCATCGACGATCGCCTTCGAAAATCACCAAAGGAAAAAACAGTCACTCTCTCTAACCCTGAAGGTGATAAAGAACCCTCAGGGGTAGAGTACTCTATGACTGAACTTTCCGAAATCGGAGCCATTGACAAACTAACTAACCGCTACACTGCAATCCAAAAAGGTCTTATCTAATGAAACGCAAAAAGTCTCGTGTTGAAACCGTAGGTATCGTCCTTTTTCAAGGCATTAACGACACTTACTACATGACAGTCCCCTATGACAAGAAAAACCGAGTTATCCCGTCCTCGGTTGAGTGTGCCTACAACGCTCAGTATTTCTCTCCACAAGTAACTGTAAATATGCTGAGGTCACTCTGATGGCTTTTCCTCTCCCCCTTGATCCCTTCTTTCGAAAAGAGATAGTCTTCATGTGGATATGCGATATCGAGGATCGACTGAAGCTGGAAGATTTTGAAGGCGCAAAACAAAGTTGGAAAACTGCTCAGGAAATTTACTTGTCTCTGCGGCCTGGCGAGGGTTCCGAGTCGATTGAAAAGCAGCTTTTTGACGCGAGGGTAAAACTAGACAATCTCACTTACGAAACCAATGAGAACAATTTCTGACGACTCGGCTCAAGTCACACCGGCAACCAAAAAACCTAAAACTATGGCCAAACTGGAAACATTCAGCACAACTCTAACCGACGGTCGAGAAATCACCATTCGTGAGATGACCGGTAGGGATTTGGTCTACATGGAAAAAGAACTCTCCAAATCCGGAGACGTGGAAAAAGGAATGCGCATCATTGAGCGATTGATTGTCGGCGACGATAAAATCACCTACGACGAAATCCTTGATCTCGGTGTAAAAGACTTCCGCAAACTTAGTGAGCTGGTGTCTAAAGCCAATGGTACAGATGAAGAAGACCCAAACTAACTGTTGAGGACCTCGAAGATTTTTCCTATCTGGTGCGCAGAGGAAAACTCACTTTTCATTTTCGTGAAGTGACTCCAAAGGACTTTTATTTCGCCCAAATTCTACGCCAGACAGAACGCAGCCAGCTGGAACTAATAGAGAGGCTCCTCCTTAACCCTGAAATTCTGGATGAGGCCAGCTCCACACAAACTCGAAAAGCAGTTGAGTGGGTCACTGAAAATCTACTAGATAAAACCATTCTATCTGTAGAAAACTGGCTCGAAATAGCGTATCACTTGTGTAAACAAAGGTGGGATTCTTCGGTAGACTGGCTAGAAACTCAACCCATGAGCAAAATAAACGCCATGATTGAAGTGGTCAAAAAACATGGCGAAGAACAAGAAAAAGAGATGAAAAAATCCGCTCGAAAGAAAAAATGATTCGTCTCAAAGTTCAAAACTTAATCCCCCTTAATACAAAGTGGTGGAAACCTACGAAAGAAGAGTGGGTTCCAGTGCTAATAGATGACCATCCTCAGTTCTGGAAAAAACAAGTTGATCCGACTTACCAGCGTCCTTGGGATCGCTTAACCCCGAAATACGCAAGTTGGAAATCCAAAAACTTTCCAGGCCAACCAATTCTTCGGGCCACAGGCCTCATGCAAGATGTGGCTTACATCTACACACGAGGTAACGTATTTATGGTGAAGTCTACCCACTACGGCAAATACCATCAATTCGGAACCTCGAGAATGGTTGCGCGTCCCTGGATGGGGGTCCCGGACATCTCCCTTAAGCAAATCGTACCCATTGCCTGGAAAAATATTCTTTCTCGCAAAAAATAACGAGCTTAGGGCGCCCCTCAAACCAACCTAGTAAACTCAAATTCTTTAAGTCAAAAGCAATGACAACTCGGAAATCCAACAACACTCAAAAAGCAGAACCTGCTTCAGGAAACCTTCAAGTTACCCCTGAGGAAGGGCGCATTGAGAGCCCCATTATTGACAACGCGATGAAACCTGCTTCTCCGGTAAACATAGAAACCGAAACCCCCTCAGAAGAGCCCGTAGTTGCTCAGAAAGCGCCTTCTGCAGAGAAAATTCAAACGGACGTTCGGGAAAAGCTGATGAAAAAATCAGTAGACGAGAACGTATTTGTCCCCTCAAATCCCGCTGCTCTTGAGAAAGCTGCAACAGAGGTGGCCAAGGATAGCGGATTTGAGCTCACTCGCGGTACTTCCATCGGTGCTCGTCTCATGGCCCGCGCACAGAAGAGAGTCTAATGACAATCTCCGTCCCTTTTCAGCCACAGTTCTCGTGGAGAAAACTTGGTTACCTTTACTATACCAACTCTCTAGATTACCGAGAGGTTCTGGAGCAGAACCCCCAGTGGAAAGTGACGGAGTTACCTCCCATCGGCGCTCAACTTAGAATTTCTTCTTCTGGAAATACCTCCGGCACTCCCGGGGGTTTAACACAAGGTTCGTTTATATTCGGACTCCCCTCAGGACAAAGCTCTGTCGATATCTTTCCCTACGAAACGAAAGAATCATACACCGCAGCCCTTGATCGCTATACACTCCAAGGGGTAGTCGATCGGGAGCCATTAAACGGAATAACTTTTGACAGCACCCAAGCCATAACGGGGCAGCAGAACGGGTAAAAACTCTAAGAGTAAATCAGTCCACTACGGTGACCTAAGCGGAGTCAACCCTGCCGATAGACTGATTGAAAAAGAGGGTCTTACCTGTAAGAACATGGCAACTTTTTCACTTGGCACCTCAGGAGTTACCCCTGGGGCACCTGGCGTCTACCTGAATGAGCAAGCGGGCCGTGCAGCCAATGCTAACCTGGCTGACTTTAGCACCGTTTACATGCTCGTAGAAACGGACGAAGGCGTTCCCGTAACTCGCTTCCCGTTTAACAACCCTATTGCGATCACCTCCCTCAATGACTACAAGGAGCTGATTCGGATTGGTACATCCACAGTTCCCGAGGATCGCATTCCCCTCTTGAGCTACAACTGCGTTAACGAATTCTTCCAGAATGCTCAAGTCGGTGACCTGCGCGTTGTTCGCGTTGGAACCCCCAACCAGATTGTAGAACTCGAGTTCTTCCCTTCCGGCACTAAGCTTAACAGCACCGACCTGCCCTCCGCACTGATGGCTGGCAACAAGGTATATGTGCAGATGACAATCAATGGCATCAAACTGGTTGCCGGAGACGGTTCGACAGGGT